CAACTATTAATAGCTATAGCTATTAATATATAGACCAGGTTAATCACACAAAAAAAATGTAGAATAAGATTAATCTACACAAAAGAAATGTAAAATAGAACTAATCTACACAAAAGAAATGTAAAATAGGCAAAAATTAATTGAAAAAAAGATGAAAAAAAATCACCAAATTACTTGACCATGATATCCCATTAGTTTAATATCGGAGATATTAAATCAACAACAAATGAGAGGTTTTTAAAATGAGAAAAATAGGAAAAAAAGAGGCAAGACTTGTAGAAGAATTTAACGCTAATAAATTACATCAAGCCGAGCTCCAGCGACAGCTCAGAGTTTTAGCCAAGCATGGTACTGAGATGAAATATAAATTAGATCAGCGTTATATAAATATTCACGGTGACGCTCAGTCTGAAAATCTTATTGTTACTAAAGTAACTGTAGATCGTGATGGTTATACAGTAGCTCCGAAATCTTACGATAAGTACTCAGTAACTGCTAAGATATCTTAACTAACAAGGGGCGGAGAAATCCGCCCCATTTTTTTTGAAAGGAAATAATAATGAAAACAATAAACAAAACAAAACAACGCAATGCATACTTTGTAAAAATGTTTCGCCGTGCTTTAATCGTTGCCTTTTTGTTCTTTGCCGCATTGTTTGTTCTCAGTAGCGAGCAAACGCCAATAATATCTGTTATCGGTTTTATGGGAATGGGATTGGCCATGCTTTTGGCAATCTATCACTCTTTAATGTTAGAGGATACTGACTAGTTAGGTACTTAGCCCGACCGTCAAAATTTGACGGTCGGGTATTTTTGCCCCGTCAAAATCGGGCGCGGTTGGTCTTATTTTATCGTCAGATGAAATAAGTGTTTTGAACAAATAATCATAAGTACTTGCCATTTAGAGCAATTTTCTAGTAAGTTGTGGAAAACTATGGATAATTAAATATGAAAAATTCTCTTAAAGACATTATTCATGAGATAGAAAAAGCGTATTCTGAAGGAATACCTTCCCCCGAAGAGAGAAACTCCCAAAACGAAAAATCTGTTATAGGCGTAGCCCAAGAAAGGCTGGGTCTTGCTTCCAGCACTTACAAAAGAAGAATGAAGAAACTCAAAGAAGAGGGTTACTTGTTCCCTTGGGAGGTTAACGGGAAGCGTGAATTTACCTCGCCTGTCCTCCCCTCAGAAGAAATGACCAGAGAAGAGTTGGTTGACCATGTTACACGAAGATATCAAAAACGTGAGAAGGCAGAGAGAAGTCGTAAGTGGATACCTTTACGTTTTAGGAGAGAAGGCCCCATAGGAATAAGTTTTTTTGGTGATCCTCACGTGGATGATAATTTTTGTGATTGGCCCAAGTTGCGTGAAGACCTGGCCACGGTCAATGAAACAGAAGGCATGTACGCAGCTTCGCTTGGTGATGCTTCTAATAACTGGGTAGGCAGATTGTCTCGTATCTGGGCATCTCAGGAAACGACTGCCAAGCAATCATGGGAACTGGTACGATGGTTACTGGAGGCTACGGACTGGTGTCTTCTTGTTAAGGGGAACCATGATACGTGGTTACCGAATGATGTAGATCCCATCGAGTGGTTAAAGATCCCCGGTACATTGTCCCAGGAATGGTCTGCGAGGGTAGAGGTAAAATTTCCCAATGGCAGATCCGGCAAGATATGGGCGGCGCATGATATGCCGGGGCATTCGCAATGGAATCCCTTACATGCCCAGACAAAACGTGCTAGGTTTACGCAAGAGGCTGATCTTTACATATCAGGTCATAAGCATACTTGGGCGTTGGCGCAGTTTGAAGACGAGTGGACAAACAAGGTTTACTGGGCTGCACGTGCAAAAGGCTACAAATCGGCTGATGATTATGCACAGAGACTTGGTTATGGGGCGCAGATGTATGGAGAGACGATTACTGCTATATTCGACCCCGACACGGATTCGCCTACATCCTTTCTTGTGTGCTTTGCAAACGTGCAGGAAGCAGCGGAGTTTTTAAGGTGGAAACGTGCTAAACGCATCGGATGACGTATTAAGGGAAGTACTGGCTCTCGAAGAGGCGAAACAAAAACTTGCGGTAAGGGAAAAAGCGCAAGACAGTTTTATGCCCTTCGTGAAGCATGTCTACGATGGTTTTATAGAGGGGTCCCACCATAAGAGGGTCGCAAAGTTATTCGAGAAGTTAGCCATTACCCCCGGTTCACGAATCATTGTCAATATGCCCCCCCGTCATACAAAATCGGAATTTGCGTCTTACCTGCTTCCTGCGTGGCTTATTGGCAAGAATCCTGCGCTCAAGATTATCCAGACAACGCATACGGCAGAACTTGCCGTGAGGTTTGGCCGTAAGGTAAGGAACCTTATGGAGATGAAGGAATATCAGGATGTCTTTCCAGATGTCGAGTTGAGAGCCGACTCAAAAGCTGCTGGCAGATGGGAAACAGGGGCAGGGGGAGAGTACTATGCGGCAGGTGTTGGCGGTGCGATTACAGGTCGTGGTGCTGATTTGTTAATAATCGATGATCCGCATTCCGAGCAAGACGCACTTTCCGAGACGGCTATGGAACATGCATACGAGTGGTATACTTCTGGTCCGAGGCAGAGGCTTCAGCCAGGCGGTTCCATTGTTATCGTAATGACGAGGTGGTCGCTAAAGGATTTAACGGGAAAACTTATTAAGGCACAGGGCATGGACGTAATGTCCGACCAGTGGGACATCATCGAGTTTCCGGCAATACTTCCGAGCGGTAATATACTCTGGCCTCAATTCTGGAAAAAGGAAGAGTTGTTAAAGGTCAAGGCATCATTGTCATTGGGCAAGTGGAATGCACAATGGCAGCAAAACCCTACAGCCGAAGAAGGCGCAATCATAAAAAAGGAGTGGTGGAAAAAATGGGATCAGCTATCAATACCCCCGTGCAGTTACATTATGCAGTCTTATGACACAGCGTTCTCGAAGAAGGAGACGGCAGATTATTCAGCGATCACGACTTGGGGCATCTTTAGACCCAACGAAGGCGATCCCGAAAGCATTATACTCATCGATGCAAAAAAAGGACGATGGGATTTTCCCGAACTTAAAGCCAAGGCACTGGAGGAGTACAATTACTGGGACCCGGACATGGTTATTATCGAGGCTAAAGCAAGTGGGACTCCTCTGACGGATGAACTTCGTGCCACGGGCATACCCGTGGTGAACTACACGCCATCCAAGGGGAGAGATAAACATACCCGTATGCATATGGTCGCTCCTATATTCGAGTCCGGCAAGGTATACGCTCCCGAACACAAATTTGCAGAAGAGGTGATAGACGAATGCGCGGCCTTTCCTCATGGGGATCACGATGACTACTGCGACAGCATGTCTATGGCACTTATTAGATACCGTAAAGGTGGATTTCTTAGACTTGACTCAGACGAAGAAGAGGACGAAATTGTTTCTATTCCACATGTTCGTCAATATTATTAGGAGAACCTTATGGTAGAATGGGTCAAGAGCAGATGCATGGAGCCTTCCACATGGGCAGCAGTAGGTGCTGGGGTTGTAGGCATAGGCGTCCTATCTAATATAGCAACTATCGTAATCATTGGTATTGCTATAGGTGTCTTGGGATTCGTACTCAAGGAAAAAGGAGTTTACTAAGTACGGTAAATTCTAAGTGATGCACTATGGTTATAGCCGAAACATTATTTGGACTGCAACTCGTTCAAAGCAGTTGCAAGGCTATCAAAATGGCCTTGAAGAGTGCTAATGACGTTTCCGAGATAGCATCACACATCGACAACCTGTTCAAAGGGCAGGAACAAGTTAAGAAAAAAGCCCACCCTATCGCTTCAAAATGGGGTGGGCTTATTAAAGGCGTAACCTCCGACAACTTTCTTCAAATGGCTATACAGGAGACTGTTGATGAAAAGATCTGCCAAGAACAGATCGATAAAATTTCTCTGTTGTTAAATCAGAGGTTTGGAAAAGACACGTGGGTTGAAATCCAGATAATGAGAGATCAGAAGATAAAAGAACATCAAGCTCTTCTTGAAAAGAAAAAAACACTCTCTAAAAAAAGAATGGACAAACTACTTAACGTGATTGGGGTAATACTGGCTTTAGTAGCATCAGTTGGCGCAATTGTTGCTCTTGTTATGTTTGGAAAAAGATAAATGGAACTTTTAACAGCGCACTGGCATCAAATATTATTTGTACTTGGTGTAATCGTAATGGCGGTGAGACTGGAATCAGAGGTTAAAAGTTTAAGGAAGGATTTAGACAACTTGACTAAAGAACTTAATAGAAGAGATACTTATGTTGAGACAGTTAAACAAAGATCAGAAATAGACATACACGAAAAACAAATATCTGCTCTTTGGAAATTTTGTAATGGCTTGCGCGACAGGTTTAACGGCAAGTGAGTTTGGGTGTTTTATACGTGGCCAATGTAGATATGGTTCAGAAAAATTTACAGAAAGACAGCATATATAACGAATTAGATATCAACCAGGACGGGACGGTTGATGATTCAGAACTAGCTGCTGTTGAAGCTTTAGATAAGCACGAAAAGGCAGACGCACAAAGAAAAATGGCGTGGATTGCCATGATTTCTATGATTTTGTTTACGATGGCGGTGTTTATGCCTATTTTTCCAGACAGCCGAATAAAAGCATTAGCAGATTTGTTTGGTTTGTTTTATATTGGACAAGCAGGCGTTGTTGGTGCATATATGGGTATGACCGCCTATATGAGTAGTAAGAGGTAATTATGATAGCAGCACTTCTTCCCAAGCTTCTTCCCGTTGTAGGGGATGTTGTCAGTCGTTTTTTACCAGAGGACAAAGAGGCAGCGGCCAAAGCTAAAAGGGAAATAGAGGCTGAACTCACAAAACATTTAGCTCAAATTGATCTAGCGCAGCTAGAAATAAATAAAAACGAAGCCGCCTCAAGGAACGTGTTCATCGCTGGCTGGCGTCCATTTATCGGCTGGTCCTGTGGAGTTGCTCTTGCATGGACCTACGTAATTACGCCCGTTTTACATTTTATTCTCGCACAAACAGGTAATCTGGTAGAGCTTCCAGCAATGGACATGTCTCAAATGATGCCCGTTTTACTTGGTATGCTTGGGCTTGGCGGCCTCAGAAGTTTTGAAAAATATAAAGGGATATCTAAATAATGGCAGACACACCCATATCTTTAATTGATCAGGCTATGCCCTCTCAAGGCATTCCCGTTGATGATATCGAAGAAGAAGAAATTGAAGTCATTGAGGAAGAACCAGAAGAAATAATAGAAGAGGAAGACGGTTCCGTTGTTCTTCAGTTTGAGGAAGCTATTCAAGAAGAGCTAATGGCTGAACCTGATGCTAATCTTGCAGAGATGTTAGATGAAAGAGTTCTTATGGATATTTCATCTGAACTTATAGATTACTACGAGGACGATAAAAGCGGTAGAGAAGACTGGGAGGATGCTTATCGTAATGGCCTTGATCTGTTGGGTGTAAAATATGAGGATAGAGAAGAACCTTTTCGTGGCGCAAGTGGTGTAACTCATCCTGTTATTGCCGAAGCCGTAACTCAATTTCAAGCACAGGCTTATAAAGAACTTTTACCTTCTTCTGGTCCTGTTCGCACACAGGTAGTAGGAGCCGCAACCCCTGAAGTAGAGTCACAGTCTCAACGTGTACAGGAATTTATGAACTATCAAATCGTTCATGTGATGGAAGAATACGACCCAGAAATGGATAGATTGCTGTTTCATCTTCCATTAGCTGGTTCAGCGTTTAAAAAAGTTTACTTTGACGACATGCTAGACCGTGCCGTTTCCCGTTTTGTACCTGCTGACGACCTGATTGTTCCCTACAATGCTACTGATTTACTATCTGCGTCACGTGTTACCCACGTAATTCGCATGAATTTAAACACCATTCGTAAGAATCAAGCGGCTGGTTTCTATAGAGACATAGAATTGAAGGCTTATGAAGAGGATGATGAGATAAAAGAGAAGGAAAGGGAGTTAATGGGCATCCAAAAAACGATGGATGACCAAGATTGCAC